CGGGCTTGATGATCCCGCCCGCAGTCCGCTCCTCCTCCACATCCGGCTTCACGAGGATGCGCAGGTCCACCGGCACTAGGCCGCTGGTGTTTTCCATGGGTGCTCTTCGGCTGGTGCTGAGCCCGGTGTCTGGCGGGCTATCGGACGCTACTGCGCGTCGGATTCTCGGTCGTCTTCAGCAGGCGGGGCGTCCATCTTCGCCACCTCCGCCGCCCACTCGTCTAGTTCGTCATAGCCCCTGCGGAGGTCCGCCCAGTTCAGGGTCGATAGCTCCACCATCAGGAGGGCCTTGGTCTGCTGGCGGGAATCCATCTCCTGGCCCCGGCCCCATTTCTGCGCCAGCATCGAGTGCTGGTCCTTCAGCCATTGGAGGTAGAGCTTCGTTCTGGGGTTCTGGAGCCATTCCTCCAGGGCCTTCCGGTCCAGCCTCGGGCTTTCCGCCATTTTCCACCATCGCTAGGGCTTGCTGCACCGCGCCGCGCACGATCTCGGTCATGGAGGCCAGGAACTCCGGCCCCATCAGCGCCAGTTCCGCGTTCGCCTTCGCCGTCTGGGCGTCCTTCAGCGCGATATCGGAGACCGCAACGCGCTCGTTGATGTCGATCTTGCGCTCTTCCAGCCGGGCCTTGGCTTCGACCTCCAGCATCTTCGGGTCCGGCGGCGGAGGCTGTTCAGGGCCTAGCAGCTCGTCCAGATCGGGCACGCGAGCCGCCTGCAACGCCCGCTCGGCGGCCTTCCGCGGCGGGATCACGCCCGGCATGGCCTCCGCGATGCTCATCACGAACTGTGCCTGCTGCATCCGCTGCATGTCGGTCGCCATGTTCGGGTCCGAAACCGGAACCACGTCCATGTCACCAGCGGCATAATCCGCCTGCGCAACGCTGCCTTCCTCGTCCTGGAAGGTGAAGTACACCTCAGGCTCCAGATAACGCCCGTTCAGGGCGTAGAGGATGCCGAGTTCCTTCTTCAGCGCCCGGTGAAGGCGCTTCACGATGGCCGTGAAGGTCTTCAGGCCCTGTTCGATCAGCGCCGACACGGTGCCCACGGGAAGCGAACCCTTGCCGGCGTCCCCACCAAGGATGTCCTGCGTCGCGGTCACGTCGCGGGCCGCCTCGATCAGCATGCCCAGCAATTGGAACAGGACGCTGGACGGCTCTTTCGTTGGCAGGGGAACGATGTTCTCCCGCAGATTGCCGCCTTCGGTCGTCGCCCGTCGCCATTCACCCGGCCGGAAGGTCTGAGCGCCCGACTTGATCGACACACCCGCCCCGATGAACCCGCCTTGCACGTTGGCCAGGTGGCCCGCGTCCATGAGCTGGTTGATCGTCGAGTTGATCGTCTCGCTCAGCGGGTTGAGCAGCGTCCCGAAGCCGATGTCATAGAACGAGCCATCGGGCGCCGGGATGAAGCCGTACTTGGTGAACACCCGCGTCGGAACGATCCGAACGATGGTCCCGTCTTCCCGCTGCGTCACGCCCCGCTCGTCGAAGCGGGCCACGATACGCACGACCTTGCCGGACTCCTTCTCCACGGTGACCGTGTAGGGTTCCGGGTAGCCGTCCTCGTCCAGGTCCCAGAGCCGCGCTTGCTCGTAGAAGGTGAACGGCGCGTCGTCGTCGTTGTCCGCGGACTGAGGACGCCCCAGGTCCACGTCGAGCCAGACGCCCGAGAGCATCTTCTCGCGGACCTCGTACGGGTAGAACGTCAGGACGTGAGTGGCCCGAGGGCACGTCTCCAGATCCTTCGTCCAGTAGTTGACCACGAAGTCCATAGCGGACACGAGCACGCTACAGTTGTAGCCCTTGAGCGGGTCGAACCACGTCTTACGGAACGCGCAGCCCACGATGGGGAGCTGCATCAGGAGGCGGTCGGTGTCCTCCTCCCAGTCGTCCATCTCCTCCAGGAGCTGATACGACATGTGCTTGCCGACGCGATCCGCACGGGCGACCTTCAGGGGATCGGGGCGGCCCTTCACGGCGCCCTTGACGATCTCCGGCCCGTCGATGATCGCAGGATAGGCGCGGGCGTTGAACTGGATCGCAGCCGTGCTGATCAGCGGGTATTTGACGTTTGACGCGTTCGGCCAGGGGTAGTTCTTGGCCTCCTTCGTCTGGAGCGCCAGCTTCATGGCGTCCTTGTAGCGTTCTTCCCAGCCGCTTTCCTTGCGGCTTTGCTCATCGATCTTGAACTCTTCGATGACCTTATCACCAATGCGGGCGAGAAGCGTGCTGTCGAGGTCTTCAGCGATGTTCGGAGACTGGATAGCCGCCATCAGATCGAAGGCAGGGGCTTCCTCGGTCTCTTCGGTTTCGAACTCAGCTTCGTAGGCTTCGCTCATGCGGATTGCGCCGCGCGAAGAGCGGCCCGCAGGCGCATCAGGGCCGCATCAACAGCCGCGTACTGACGGTCAATATCGGACAGCGCCACAGCAACCATGACCAGCCGCGTCTCAGGCGAGAGCTTGTCGTCGGTCGTGCTGCCGCGCGCTCGGTCGATCATGTACTCAAGGTGCGCGTGGACCTGATAGAGGGCCTCGTACTCCGCGTTCACGCTAGTAGCCAGTGGCGGCGTTGCGTCCGGCTTCATCGCGCCACTCCTCTTCGTCGGGTCGGTCATCGACTTCGCGGGGCTTGCCCACAGCGAAGGTGCGGAAGGCGTCCGCCGGGTCGCTCGCCCAGTCGTGCAGCGGCTTGTCTCGATACGCCTTCAGCTTCTCGTCCCACTCGCGGCGGTAGGACCGCAGGGCGTCGATGCCGTGGGCGCACTTCTCTTTGTCGAAGACGCAGAGCGGAATGATCTTCCGCACCTCGTTGATGTCGTTGGCCACGCTCTTGGTGCGAGGAACCACGCGGACGTTCTTCAGCCCGAGCTTGACGACCGTATCCTTGATCGAAGACGCCTCGGGCAGCGCCAGCCGCTGGTCATCGCCATCATGCGGCAAGAGGTGCTCGCCGTAGCTGTACGGCTTGGCCTTCACCTCGCGGACGTACCAATCAATGCCGACCGAGGTGTTCGCCAGATAGTCGATCACCGCCCAGCCGGTGGGCGTCTTCTGGAAGAACCAGACAACCGTCTGGTCATTGGCTCCAAGATCCCACGCCGTGTGAACCTGGCGCCCCGGATTGTGCGGCACGCGGCAGATCCCGCCGTCGCGCTCCAGCCTATCAATCGTCCGGCCGTAGTAAGCACCCGGAAGGGCCGCCGACCACGAGGTCATGTACTCCTGTTCGAAGATGGCATCGCCATCCTCTTCGCCACGCTCGCTGATCAGCTCGGCCCGCTCCGTCGCCAGAGACTCGGGCGAAAACACCCCCGTCGTCTGCGATGTCAGCTTCTCGGCGAACCAGTCCTCAGACGTCTCCGCCATCTGGAACATGCGGTAGGCGTGGTTTCGTCCCCGAGGCGTGGTGATGAAGATCGACCAGCCGCCGTTTTCCAACAGGATCGGGCGAATGAGCGACCAAGCTTGCGGATTGCTAAGCGCCCACTCGGAGAACACCACCCCGATAGGCGGCGTGCCCACCAAGGCGTCATAGTTGTCGGACCCGATCACCTGCCACGTGGAACCGGTCTTGAACCGGATCAACATGTCCTGCTCTCGCGTCGTCTCCCTCAACTCCTGGGGAAACGCGTCGTCGATCCTCCGCCGGCCGGTGTGCGGGTTGACCGCATCCCAGATGGCTTTGCGAGCCTGGTTCTGTTGCGGGAGCAGATGCCAGTACACCCCGACCCGCTCATGAGCCGCACACGCCGTGTAGTGCAGCGCCAGGTCGTCCTTGCCATGACGGCGAGGCCAGATGGCGATGGCCCGCTTGCCGCCGCCGTGCATGTAGCACCAGAGGTTGCGCTGGTAGTCCCGCGGTTCCCACTGGTGCGGCAGCTCAAGCTCTCGGCTCAAGCGGGCTTCCGAATGACGACGGTCAACGGCGCGAGGTCATCTGCCTGACCAAGGGCCAGCTTCTCGCCGTACTTCTTCGGCGCCAGCTTCGACGTCTGCCACTTGATCGTATCGACCTTGAGCCGCGCAACCTGCACGGTCTCAATCGTCGCCGTCTCCGCGATCTCCCACGCCTCGTCGAACTTGGCGTCTGCCTGAAGTTCGCGCGCGTGCGCATACTGCTTTGCGAAGGCCTCGTTCTCCGCCAGCCATTTGTAGACGGTGTTCTGGCCGGGAAGGAAGGCGTCGCGCTCAGGGCCTAGGATCTTGCGAAGGCTCTGCCCCTTGGCGAGGCGCTCGCAGATCTCATCGGCTACAGCTTGGTTGAACTCCATGGCCGTGGCCATAGTCCCCTCCTCCGCATTCCTGGCGGGTTCGGTTTCGGTTGAATGTCCGACTCATCGATGCCATCATCAATGCATGGCACCAAGGAAGACGGGCGTTAGCCCCCGGCGGTCCTATTCGCTCTCTGAACAGGACATCGCTTCGATAGAGGCTTTGCGGGTGAAGTGGGGTCTGAAGTCAGACGCTGCGGTCATTCGGAAGCTGGTTCGGGATGCTGCGAAGGCGAAGCCGTGACCCGCTCCGAACTCCACCTCGCGCTCCTAGCGCTGGCCTCCGCCTTCGTGGCTGGGCTTTCGGTAGGGGCGCTGGGCCTAACGATCCTCTTGGGTGAGCTTCCCAACAAGGAAGTCTTCAGCATCCTCTATGGACAGGAGGTGTCCGACCATCACCCATCCAACCGGGTGTAGCTTCCAGACTCGGATCTTATCGCCTTCGTTCTTGTAGCAGTAGGGTAGCGCTTCGGCATCGTGCCTGGCCTTCTGGAGGAGGCCGTGGACTATGCTCGCCATCAGGTCAGATACGGCTTCAGAAGCTTACGAAGCTCTGCGTTCTCTTTGTTGAGCTGATCGCATCGATGCGCGAACAGCCAAGCTGCAAGGCCCAGCTTAGCCCCCAGAACGCTCACCACGATAAGGGCTAGGGCTTCTTGGGACATAGGGACCTCTGACTGAGGTGGAAGCCCGCGCGGACGTACGACTTAATGCGACAAGCGCTTCTGTGTGTGGAGTCGTGCCGGCGGGCTGTTCTGGAAACTTGTAGGCGTAAGAGGCGGGCCTTACGCCAAGCCCTCGAAGCTACCTGCGCCTCGCTTCGACCGAAGGGTGTGAATCAGTGACCGTGTTCGGGCTGTTGGTATGCTGCGGGCCGGGCGCTACTCCGGCTTCTGTGCAGGCCCCGGGGCGTGGCGGGCGCGATCATTCGCGCCGACGGCCCCGTGTTATCGCCCTGCGTGTCTCTGTAGGCGTCGTCGCAGGGTTGCTCGGCCTAACCCGTCCCCGCTCCGCGTCCGCTTTCCACGCCGCCGCAGCAATCTCTCTAGGCGCAAGGCGCCCGTTACGAATATCCTTAGATCACGTGGCCACGCTTGTCAATATGGTGTGCGAACGAAAAGTGAAGCTCACTAGATGTGGTGGATTGTCGCGATGTGCTGCTGCTTTGGCTGGGTCGTCAGCACGAAACCGAAGAACAGCCGGTGAATCTCCACACCGAAGTAGCGCTGGTCCTGCTCCACGGGTGAACGCCACATGACACGGCGCGGGAAGTAGAGGCGGATCAACCTCAACCCCCTTCGCACAGGGCGGCGTAGATCACCGGCCCCTTCGGACCCTCAGAAATCTTCGCGGATCGCGGTTTTTGACACAGGAAGCGGTAGTACTCCTCTGCGCGCTCCACCACGTCGCAGGCCGGTTGGCCTTCCATTGCAGCCTGAGCGAGCTTCAGGGCCTCAACGCGCATCTCTTCGTAGCTCATGGGTTTTCTCCTTTGTAACGGCCAAACACCTGCCGACGCAGACTTTCGATGTCTCGCGCCGCTCTGAACGACGCCCACGCCACGCCCCCACAAGCGCCAGCGAACGCTGCGACCATGATCAACGCGAGCAGAGCGCCATCTGTGATGCACCCGCCGCTCATGGCTGGGGCTTCTTTGCGAGAACCTGCGGGCGAATGCTGGGCCTTCCGGCCCGCCGCCAGTGATAGATGTCCATCAGGAGGCCAACGGTTCGCACTTGCCTCCAACAAAGTTCCATCGCCCCCCAAACGCACAGCGCGAGGATCGCCAATCCACCGGCCGACATCACCGCACAGCCAATCCAAAGCGCCGTTTGTCTGAGAACCTCGCTCATGGCTGTGATCCCGCACCTTCTGGTGGCGGCTTGCTCGACCCTAGCCGCATCGCGGCCGCGTTCAGCAGCCTCTTGGCCTTCGGGTCGTTCATGCGAGCCGCCTCGGCGTGAAGCCACGTGACCGCCGCGCACATTCCCTTGTAGTAGCCTCGGGCCTCGGACCTAATAGACATCGATTTTCCCCGCCTCCGAAATCATCCACCGCACATCGGCCGGCTCCGCATCAACAATGATGGACTGGCCGCTTGAGAGGTGGATCTCCGCGCAATCGAAGCCTCCCAGCTTTGCCGCTCGGATCGCCTCGACCTTCTCAGGGCGGACTAGAACTACGCCGTCATTGGCGTCCCGAAACTCAATGAACGTTCTCATCGTGACCCCCCAACTTGGTTATCTCTGCGGCGGCCTCGCTCGCATGCTCCCTGGAGGTCCTGGCGGCGTCCTTGAAGAAGTCGATCCACTTCTGATCTGCCGTCGCCTGTTCGGCGGCGATCTCGAATACGGCCGCGTAGTCCATCGCAGCGGCCATGATCGCCTTGAACGCCACGATGGCGAGGTCCCGCTCCGCGGAGTCACAGCTCTCGGATTGCCCCCTCATTTCTTCCCCCTGAGCAGGGCTTCCAGCATCGCTGCCGCGACGGCGCGCGTCTCCGGGTCAAGCTGCCGATAGATGGCGGCTATATCGGTGGGGTCGATTGTCGGGTCCCGCACGATCAGGTCCGCCACGTCGCACTGCAGCACTTCTGCCGCGCGTTCCAGGTAGTCTTGCCGGTAGGGTTGCTGTCCGCGCTCGACGCGGCTGACGACCGCCAGGCTGACCCCCATGCGCTCGGCAAACGCCTGCATGGTCAGGCCGCGGAACTTGCGCCATTCCTTCAGTTTGTGGTTCGCCAAATCCATCTCCAAATACGTCTCTATCTGGAACATATCATCCCGCCTTCGCGTTGAACATGTCAGAAACTGACGTGTTTGGACTCTTGCGTCAACAGCTAGTTTGGGGCATATTCAGGGGGTTGCGGCGACGTGGAAAGCAGACACGCAAACGACGGGTCGATAGGTCGACAGCGCCCGTTCCAGGCTCCGGCCGGGAGAAGTCGGTCGATCAGCCGGAGTGGCGCCCGGCCCGCAACACCTACGCCGCCCTCTTCTCAAGAGCTGCGTAGGCATCCCTCAGATTCACGCACGCAGCTCTTACCGCTGCTGCCTGGGCGTGGACGTGGGTCTCATGCGTGATGTAGGTGACGTGATCCCGCCAGGACCCGCGATGGACGGCCGGGGCGATCAGCTCCACCAGGAGCCACCAGTCGCGCGAGGACAGTCGCTCCTTGACGCAGCGCACTTTCGCCGCCGCCGCAATGAACTTGAACTCACGCTCCTTGCCCGCGTCGCAGTCTACCCGCTCCAATGGCCGCCCGCGATCCCCTTCGCAGCGGGCTAGCAGGATGTCCTTCTCCAGCCTGCGGGCGGCGTCGTAGGCGCCCTTAGCCATGCCATCCTTGAGAGCGGAGAAGGCATCCAGGCGGCGGGCGCTATTGTCCGACACCCGCTGTCCTTCACGGAGTTGGCCCGCCCTGGTCACTTCGACGTTGGAGTGGTTTGGGAGAGTGGCAGCCCCGCGTTGAAGCCCTACTGCCTCCAGATCCTTGGACCGCTCGATGAGACGCTTGATCTCCGGGCTCATCTTCTGGGTACGTCGTGCCATGGCTAGCCCCACTTCCTTTGAAAGGTTTTGCTCATCCCGGAACACTCGCCGACACCTCTGCGCCCTCGGGTGCCGCGGCCCCTCGGGTCACCTCGACTCTAAGTCCTTGGCGAGCGTAAGAGCCCCGCGTGGGACTGAACTCGTCCAGCACCGTCTCAACGACGTGCTTCATCTGCCGGGGCTTCTTGACCCCGCAATCCCAGAGAGCCTGGACGACGCTAAGGCCGTACTCGTGGATCAGCGCGCGGATTTCCGGGTCGTACTCATCGACCTTCTCCATCCGCTTGCGGCGCTTCTCGTCAATCCAGGCCTGGTCGTGCATGGCTACATCCTGCCCGCGGCGACGCCCATCGAACCCGCACGCAGTTCATGAACCTTGGGCGGCGAGAGGCGATCCTTGATCCGCTCAGCGGTGCTGATCAGGCCATTGAGGCGGCTCGCGAGAAGTTCCGCGTCGTTGA